CAAACGCCTCTGTCGCGTAACTGACCGCAATCCCCGTGGTGTTAATATTCGGGGCAACCAGCCTTGTAAAGCATATGTCAGATACACGCAGCCCGCGAGGATACATGTTAATCGAACCTGGATTTGCAGACAATCCGACCCGAAACCCTGCGCCGGTAGCTGTCGTCAAAATTAGACGAGTCGCATGCGGCCCATAAACCGAATCGTACTTAGACCCAGCGCCCTTGAAATAAACGGTCGGAGTTTTATGGTTGATGATCGAATCATAAAAATAGTCAGCCCCTTGCGCATTTACTTGCGGCAGAGCAACAAGAGCCGCGTTAAAAGCAATACTATTTGCCGCTGCGACAGGCGCGGAATTTATGCCGCTCGCCGCCCCCCACCATTCAGGATAACCGTGAGTAATTTTCGCCCATGTAAAAACAACCTTTCCGGTTCCTGTACAGGCAAAAACTTGATAGACCCCGGCAGAAAATCCGTTTGCGAAAGTTAAAGTGACTCCGGTCGCAATATTAAACACAGCACCAGGAAGCATCGATACTGGCGTGGTGAAAGTAAAATCGGCGGTAACTGAATAACTGCCGGAGGGGATAACCACCCCTTTTGCGGCAGCGTTAGCGTTCGCCGTTGTGTCAAAATCGAGGAACGACACAATGTCTGCGGCCTTATCGTTCATACGGCGCGGCACAGCGCCGGTTCCTGACGCAATGAAAACCGCATCGTCAGTATTAATGCTCGTTGCGTCACTAACGATCTTTCCCTTAAACCCTAAGGGTAATGCTATGCCCGCCGCAGCTGCCGTTTTGCAAGTTACGAAGAAGGCCCCTGTGCAGTTATTGATTACGACCCATTCCCCCACGATGCTTGGGAAAACGAGATTCAAATTTGCCGAAAGCGTGCCTGACAATACGATTGTTGGGCGACCATACTCTAGCGGGCTGAGAGTTACGTTAGCGCTGGTCATCGTTACCGCCGCCGCTCCCGTCGTGGTATCCGGCGACCAGCCGGTTGGTGTGCCCCCTTCAGGATCGGCGGTATTGTTGTCGATTGAGTTGATCCAATACCCAAGGCCATCTGAGCGCATGACGCGAGCGCCCTTTGGGTAGCCCCCCACGTTGCTGTCAGTTGCGAACGTCGAGTCAAAAGCGTACCCGCCGCCAGCATTTGCCCATCGGATTACGTCCGACATTTCGTAAAGAATGCCGTTCATGTCGATACCGGAAGGCGGCACGCCACCGGCAGACAGCGGCGTGCGAGTCAAAGGGGGGAACCCGTCAGCCAGTGACGCCGCCCCTGGCGTAACTCCAACCTGCGATGCGGTCGGAATCGTGCGTTTACCGCCCGAGGCTGCGAAGGGAAGAACCAACTTGGCTGGCGTATTAGACGATTGCATGGCTTGCACCTTCTTGAATGAATGGGGCCTGATCGAACGGGGCGGCAAAAGCTTCCGAGAATCCAAAAACAGGAGCGTCCGTGGTTAATACGTAAGCCCCGACTCCTGCCGGCCGAGGTATCGCCCCAGACTGCGTCATGATAGCAAATTCATAATCCGTAAGCAAAAACTCAAACGTATAGCGTAGCTGCATGCCCCCCATGTCATTAACGTAGCACTTGCCGCGAGCCGCAAATAGATTACGTAAAAGCTGATTTAATGTCGGGGCATTTACTGCTGAAATGTTTGCCAACGCTTTCGTTAAAATCAAGGTTCGATATGCATCGTCGGCCAGTCGATAAGTTTGCGTTGCATCAGATGCTTCGACATAAAAAGGCGCTTCACCAAAAGTATATGCTCCGGGTTCGGCCTCATTAAAACCAAAGTACGTCAGTGTAGCGGGAACCGTTAATTCCCGCCCAATATTTACGATACGCCCCCAAATGTCGAGACCAAACCCTTGTGCGGTCTCGACATTCCAAACGAAGGAATAGAATGCATCAAAATCAGCACGCGGGTCAAGATACCCGTTCATATCATGAATCAGCTGCGATATTGTCGCGCTGTTCCCATACTGCGATATTATTGTGCGTTCTACGTTCAGCATGGCTACACCAAAGCCACTACAATATCGGTCGCCGACAAAGTGGGCTTCTGATCGATTCCGACAAGAATCTGACTCAAAGTCGCGGTCGTCGTTCCGATTAGAATGCTTACCAGCGAAACGTTATCCGCAACGGCAACAACTGCCCCATAGTATCGGCTCGCCAGGATCATCGACCCCATTCGTTCGCGAGTCGTTCCGTCTGCGCCATTGAACCGGGCAATTATTGCGGCTTGGATCAGGGCGGTAATATTTGACGGTAATGATGGGCTGTTGACTAAAGAGACTGCGAACAAAACCGGCAACGCATCGGGCCGTTCAAACTTTACGGTATATTCAGGAAGAGGATAGCTGTATCCACTATCGTCTGCGACTTGAACCGAAGTGTTGCCGTTATAGTCGCATCCGGCATCTTTTTTCCGCCATATCGCGGCGGCAATCTCAGAGTCCGTTCCGCCAACGACCGCAACATAAACAGAGTGTGGTAACAGCGGGTAGTTTGTCGCCCCCGTATTTACGGTAATGTCTTTCGGGTTATCAAGAACGTAAACGTCGAGAACGTCAGCGAGTGCAAACACTTCAGCATAGATTGCTTGCGGTGTTCCATGACCATTGAGGGCTACCGAATTCTTGCGACGGTATTCAAAGTCCGCCCGGTTCTCCACATTTGAACCGGGCGTGCCGTCGGCGGTGTTCGTGATTGTGTCCCATCCGGGAACGGCTTGATAAACGGAGGTTAGCGTTCCTGCAGGACAGGCAATGGGGCCGGTGACAAGATTCTGAAATTCGGCGTCAATGGTAGATGCGGTCCCAATCGTAGCGTCGCCGCTCAGTGCATAGGTGTTTCCGCTCGTGTCGCGAGCAAACGTGCCTGCCGGTATTACGGTTCCCGGCAAGCCCCCGAGCGTGGCCGTCACAGCGGTCGCTGTCGCGCCTTTGCGGTTCAGAAAGTAGATTCGCCCGATGCCATCCTGAAAGCGGCCTTCGGCGTACTGCGGATCGACTTGATTCGTGTAGTAAGCAATCTCGGCGTTCTTGTCGGCGATGATGGCGGCTTGGCTTGACGCAAGTTGCCCCTGTGGCGTTTCGAGCGCGGGGTTGAGGCCACCACCAAAGGCCGAGTCGTAATCGGACTGTACGCCCGCCAAGACGGCCGTCTCAAGCGGCAGCACGACGCCGGCCGCTGTAAATTCTAACGCTGGGACACTAGAACTTGACGCCATTTTCCTGCCCCTGTTCATCAATAAAAAGTATCTGCCCGGTTATTTCCCGATTGGCAAACGTGTTGATTATACAGCGGGCTGACGTAACGCCGGGAACAGTTTTAGCGGCGCTTTCAATGTATCCCGTTATTAGTGCGGCGGGCGGCAACTTGCCGAGGACATTTTCAAAGTACGGAATGCCCTTTGTCGTATCGAACCAAAGTTCGGCAAGAAATAGACGAACTGCGCTCGCCACATCTTGCGCAAGCGAATAGGGCGGCGAGGCCATCGCGATATTGCGCGAGCTATCAAGCACCACGTCCCATTCGGTTTGATCGAGCAGCAAAGTGTTTAGTCTGGTCATGCTGGAGGCCCCGAGTTTCCGCCGCCAGGAACGACGCCGGTATTGACGTGAGTGTGAAGGCTCGTTCCCGCGCCCACAATATCGCCTGTCGCAGTAAGCGTGCCAGAGAAGGTCGCCGCGCCGCTTCCGGTTTGCGAAAGCGTGCCGTTTAGAACAGTCTGCCCATTCACCGTAAAAGTAGGCGTGGTCACGGTAGTCGAGGCGCTGGCGTTAATCTCCACCGTTGTCGCCGAGATAAGCACGTCCGGCGCATCAAGCTTGACTTGAACGGGCGAATGAATACGAATGCCGGCGGCGCTGAACTGCACGTACTGCGAGGGCGTTCCGTTGAGGACGCCTCCGATATAAAGCCCGTCGCTGAACGCGTACTTGCGGAAGCTTCCGGGATTGGCCTGTTTGCGGGTCGCTTTGACTTTGGAAATATCACGGCTGGCAAATACACAGATACCGAGGTCGCCCGGCTCCGGGTCGAGGATAATCGCGTTCCCGCCGCCCTGCAGTCGAAAGTACGGAATGTTGAAAATGGTAACGTGTGGCGTCGGATTGCCCGCCCCGTCGACTTGATTAACGAGCGGCGTCACGTCGACAAAGCCGACCGGCGACAGCCCGCCCGAGTTCGTCACGGCGTCAATGCGTACCAATGTGGCCGTCTGCATCTTCGACAGCAACTGCTGAATGGCAAACGCCTGCCGGTTCGGCTCGCCCTGATTGGTTTCCGGCTGTAGCGGCCCGAGGGGAATTTCAGTAGTCACTTGACGTACCCACAAATGAGGTGAACCATGCGCCGTTAGGTTTCTCGGATTCAAGCTGATGATTCATTGATCGTACCGTCCAATAGCCGGCGGCGCGCTGTACGTCGGTTTCAATCTTTACGCGGCCGAGCGCCTGAATGCCTGGATTATATAGCGTTCTCACGTTGACTTGCACACCGTTAAATACAGGATAGCCGACCATGCCGGTTTGTGCGGAGATTAAGGGAATGGGCGTACCTCTCGGGACTCCTTTCGGAGTAATCACCATAAGGCTACCTTCGAGCGCATAATCAATGCCCGCCATCTGCGCGAGATTTTCAAATTGACTCATTCCGCTACCGTTCAAATAAACGTCGGAAAGCTGAATGTTTACCCCGTTATTTTCTAACGTGTATTTCATGCTCGCGCAAATTTCAGTTGCTACGCTCGCCACATCAATCGAGCCTTTATAACTTCTTGGCGGAACGGCCCGCATTACATCAAGGAATGCCGCCCCCGCTTGCAGATTCAAAAATACGTCGGGCATTCCACTAAAATCAGCGTAGGCATTAACGATATTGCCAGCGAAAACGAGACTTTCGATAAGCCCGTCTATTGCATAAACGACAACCGTACTCGGCGCGATTGTTCCGACTCGCCAAGCAAAAGTTGTGATTGCGTTCATATCGGACAATTTTAGCCCGTATATTTTTGCACGCAACTCGCCGCGCTGAATTCCGCCCGCGAGGCTTATATCTGCGCTTGCCCGATAGCCTTCGAGAATAATCTGATTGTCGCCCGCGTCGTCAAAATGCCCCGTTCCACCAAGGGTTATCTTGAAGCGCAGCCGCTTCTTATTGCTGAAGCTTGACATTTTCCGCCTCAGTCAAATAGACGAGCGCATACCGCCCGCCAAGCCCGATATATGTGGGCGAGGTCGAGCCTTGCGTATCGATGAAAAGAAGATTGCCAATAAAGCCGAGATACTGCCTGCAGACGAGCGCCACGGCGTCAAGGGCAAGAACCGCGACAACAATCGTCGTCCCGTTTGAAATAAGGTCGAAAAATAAACCCTCTTCCTTTTGGTAAAGGCTAATCTGGCAATTCTGCCCGCCCAATACGATGCGAGCGGTTTGTGAAGCCGTGGCCTGCAGCGGAATCTGTTGCATTATTGCCACCCAAATTTCTTGAAGAAACCTTTAAGCGTGGAAGTTTCTGTAGTTTTCGGCTGAACCTTTCCGTTATCTGCAGATGCAGATGCGCTTGCTTGTTTTGGCGCAGCGGCCGCTGTCGCATATTGCGCGGATACCTGCCGAATTTCTTTTAGGATAATCTCGACGATAAGCAGCGTTGCGCCACGTTGCGACCGGCGTTGATAATTGTACCGTTCGATACTGTGATCAAAATAGGACCATTCAGGCGTAACCACATCATACAGTTCCGTCGATTTGCAGGCGGTATCGATCGCCAGGAGAAACGCCGTTCTATCCGTTTCGCTTCCCGTCATTGCCATCGTAACGCTTGGCGAACCAGGGCTTTCAACTTTATTGTAGCTGGCGAATGACCCTTGCTCTATCGGGAAGTCGCAAGAGCGAACCTCTTTTGAGTATTCGACGGCATTGGTTGAAACCACCGTACCTAGCCCTGCCGCACTCGTAAGCGCCGACAGAATACCCGAAGTACTATCACCAAAAATTGAATTCCCCGTCGCGTCGAAAATGCCCCACTTCACATCCCCTTGCAGCGCGGCCCATACTGCGCTTTGGATAACGCCAAGCGCGGCGCGAGCAACGGTCGGAATTTTGGACGAACGCGGAATTGCCGGAACACCGGCAGAATTGGGCACGTTTGGGAATGCGATGCGGGGCATGTCAGCCGTCCAAACCATAATTGAATTGCGAGGTGTAGAGATTGTCGATGCTTTTGCCTATATCCGTGGCGATCCCGTTCGCGTCCGTTGCTTGCGTGTAGATATTCATCTCAGAAATGCTGGTCTCGCTAGAACGGTTTCCCGCGCCTTGGCTGGCCGCTTGCGCCATTCGTGCGCTGCTAGATGCCCCGACGCCTTGCGCGGCCCCTGCGGCCCCCGGAAT